CGATAAATGGCTCGTGCAGTCACCAGAGACGCTCAGGGCAGCACGTACAGCGGCCCTTGACTTGTGCCAGGACACAATTGACGAATTTACAAAAGACACGCTCAGGACGCTTGAAGGGATGCGGATGGATATCGCAGCATCCATTGAATCAGGTGAGACGGCTGGCGAGTTGACGGCACGGATAAGCACATGGATCAAAGACAGTGCAAGGTGGCGGGCGCGTCGAATTGCGGTGACAGAGTCAGCACGCGCTTACAACACAGGGCTGATTGCAGCCGGTGGAACACTTGACTTCGTCCACGGTTACGAATTACTATTATCTAGCGACGCATGCCCGATCTGCCAGATGATTTTCCGATTGTGCCCGGTCATACGCAAGGGCGGCACATTCGGGACCAATGGCAGCAATAAAACCTATCAGGACTTGAAATTCCCGCCATTCCATCCCGGCTGTCGATGCTCAATATTGGAAGTGTTTGAAAACGAAATGCCAAAACGATTGAAACCACCAGCTAAGCCAAGTAGAAACGGTTATTTACAGCCAAGCGTGGCGGATCACGAAGCGGCAGAACGGGCCGGGTATCAATCAGTTGCAATAGGCAACGCCAAATCATTCACAAAAACGGGCCGAATATTGGAGGCGCCAAGTGAAGCCGTTAATAACTAAATCGACCGACGCGGGCATCACTACAACTGACACCGGTGGCTTCATAGGCTACGCCGCACGATTCTTGAATATCGACCGGCAGGGTGATATCATCTTGCCCGGCGCGTTCCAGAAGTCGATACAAGAGTTTATGGACTCGGGCGGACTGGTATTATCGGATCATGAAAACAAGACCTCAGCAGTGATCGGCACGCTTAACGATGCGACCGAGGACCGGTCTGGTTTGAAAGTGGACGTCACCTTTTCGGCAACAAAAGCCGGACAGGATATCCGGACTTTGCTACGCGAAAAAGCGGTTCGGAAAATGTCAATTTCATTTCTGGCGAGACAGCCAGAACGGTTGAGCAAAAAGCAGGTTTCAGAGCTATGGGACCGGTACGGGTACAAGCCAAACGCAACTCAAATAAGGCTCTCTGAAAAGGGTGCAAACCTGATCAAAGAAGTATCGGAGATAATCGAGGTATCGGTCGTGCCGATCCCGGCCAACTCTGATGCCTCGATTATCAGTGTCAAAGCACATTCCGACGACGAAACACCGACCCCGGTGGTGGATGCCAAACACCTTTCGGAACTGTTCCGTCGGGCGGAATTGGCTGATTCGATATTGACCGCCGCCAAGCGGTAAACGAAAGGTTCTGATATGAATAATACTACAACCGAAATCCGCTCAGCGGCATCTATTGCCGAAGACCGGATTGCACTGGCATCAAGTGTCATTGCATTGCGTGATGAAATCCTTTCGGCTCCGGACGATGTTCGCGCCGAGAAATCCGCTGACTTGCAAGCCGCCAACGAACGGCTTGAAGCCTGCGACAAGGAGTATTACTTGGTCAAGGCCATTGAAAATGCAAACGCAATAATCGAAAGCCTTTCAGCCAAGCCTCAACGACCACAGCCAACCTACAAGGCGGCCACAATCGACCGTCATTCGGGGCAAGTGATTGACGGTGGCGACCTTGCCAGTCTGTCAGATGCTGAAGCGGTATCGTCTCGCGACTACAGCAAGGCATTTGAAGGGCTTCTGGAGGCCCGTGGCAACGTCGATCGGGTCAAGAGCCGCAATCATAGGGACATGCTCGAACGGTACGGCAAGGGGGGCGACAAGAACCTGGGTTGGAACGAATTCTTTATACCGTTCAGCAAGGCCTTGACCCTGGCGTCAAGCACCAACGGAACAAACGCTGTCGCGCCTGACTTCCGTTTTGACATGATCACGCAAAGATCGGTGACGCCTAAAGCGTTTCAGCTTTGCCGCGTGATATCGACAAACGTCACGTCCGTCACGTTCCCAAAGAACACCGACACCAACACCGATAGCGATCGTGTTGGGACAATCGGGACAGACAACCGGCCAACAAAGGGCGAGAGTCCAACAGCCACCACGGCGGACACGGGGCCTCTTACACAGCTCACCGTGACCGCCAAGACCGGCACGATGGTGCAGGACATCTCGGCTGACTTCTTCCAAGACGCGCCGGGGATGTCAAACTACCTGCAAATGGAATCGGCCAAATTGTTTGCCAATCGAATCGATAAGGAAATCTTCTCGGCGACAGCCCTGAGCAACTCCTGCGAGGCAATTCTGGCAAATGCCGGCATCGGCACGAAAGCCACGGGCACATCGGCAAGCCTCGGGGCAACCGATGCAACCATTTACAACAACCTGACTGATCTGTTCTTCCTATTCAAGGAATCCTACAGTTCAAACCTTTCGTGGGTCATGAATCGTGCAACTCACGGCGCGCTGTACAAGGTCAAGGATTCACAAGGAATCCCGCTGCTTTCGGGCTTTCAGCAAAGCACGTTCGCAAACGGGCCAAGCTATCAAATGTTCGGGGTTCCGGTGCAATATGTCGAATACATGCCAGCCACGAGCGTAGCTAATGCACGCTCGATTCTGGTTGGTGATTTCCAGGAATACTACCTGCTGGTTCGACAAGGCTTTACGGTTATCATTGATGACCTGTCGAAGCAAGGTGAAAACCTGATTCGGATCAATTACAAGTACCGCATCGGCGGTGCGGTGCGAGATGCAAAAGCATTTGCCAGCATCAAGGAAGCCGTCTCCTAATTCGGTTCGGTTCGGTTCGGTCTCTGTTCTGGTCTGGTAGGTGAACCACCCGGCGGGTCATTCTCAGCCCGTCGGGGGGTAATTCAATAAGGAGTAAGTGAATGGCTGCGTACCTCTCACAATCCGAAGCCACGACATACGTCGAGAGCGTTGGCACATGGTCAGCATCCGTAGCATCTTCATACTTGTCGGCCGCCTCGTCTATGGTCGATCAATTCTGCGCTCGTACATTTGCAAGCGTTGACTTGACGGCGGACGTTAAGCTCGCCATAGCACTTACAGCCGCCAGCCTGAAGGATAACGGGCAGAATCCAGCCCCGTTGCAAATGGAACGAATTGGCGATTATTCAGCGACGTATCAGATCTTGAACAGCAGTAGCGTACTTCCGGCGCTCGTTACACAACTATTGCAGCCCTATAGGGTGTTGGTGATGGGATGAAATATAAATTACAATGGCGAGGGCCACAATATCAGGCCCGTGTTGAAAACGAAGTGAAAAAAGCCATCCGAATATCGGCGGGCAAGGTCCGCACCGCAGCCGTCAAGCTCTTGAACGTGGGCGGATCAGCCGCAACAAAGGACTTGAATAAACAAACCGGTAAGGCGTTCGCGGGAATGACGGCAACCGAAAAGAATGAAAAAATCAAGAGTGACGGCATTGCAAAGATATCAGGACTGAAAACGGTCAAAAGTGGAAAGACAACACTACGATTCGGCGGCACATCTGGCGGGGCCAGCAGGGTCTATTGGTACGGTTCACCGCTGAATCGGTGGACAACAGCGTCACAACCGGGGTCGCCGCCACACAGGCAAACAGGCACGCTTAAAAGAATATCAATAGAGATGGCTCGCGGTGGAATGTCTGCTAAGGTAGGGCCGGGATATGGCTTGAAATACGCACGAATTCAGGAACTTGGCGGTAAGGGCATGATAAACTTGGCTCCCCGCCCCTACATGCGGCCAGCGTTCGAGCAATGCCTGGACGAAATACAAGCCACGATAAAATCAGCAATGAAAGCGGCGGGCAAAAAATGAACTTTCCCGGACGCCTCTTAAATGCTGATGCAAAAATATATCAGGAAGTGAACGCAAAGGGTTCACTGGGGCAGGTCACACAGTCACTTGTTCTGGTGGCGTCCATGCGATGCCGGCTTGACCAGAAAAGCACAACGCGTACTATTGCCGGCGGAAGTTTTGAACAAACTACGGGCCGCTATACCGTATATTTGCCGGGCGTTCAGGTTCAACCAATCGAAGAAAACTTCTGGTTAAAAATCACGACCGCAATTGGCGTGATTGTTGCACAGGTTGCATCTGTCAGGCTCCCGGCTATGCTCAATCATCACACCGAGCTGGAAGTAGTCAGGCGAGCCCCTGCACTGGAGTTGCCGGCATGAATCTACCGCAAGTAATACTGTCGCACTGGAACGCAAATCAGGGCGCTTTGCCGGCGTTGTGGCTCGAATACGCACCAGCCGAATACTTGCCACCGATTGCGATCATGGAGCCGACCGGGTTCGCCCGCGACCATGCAAACAAGCCTTTCTTTTTCGACACCCATAAATACAG